TTCACCCAAAGTAATGTCAGAATATTTGCCCGCAACTTGTGCCGTCTTAATTTCCATATTAGTATATAAGTTATTGTGGGGTAAAGTTACAAAATATAAACAAAAAACCCCTCACGTTAGAAGGGTGTCTTGCTATGCCAAACAAATTAAATAACCACTAAACCACTCTATGATTCTTTCTTCCAATGCAATCCTATCAACATAAGAAGTGCAAAAGAAAAGGTTGCAATAAACGATGTAATCGGAATCCATATTTTAGGGTCTCTATCCATTATGAATAAGACAATAGAAACGATTGTGGAAACACTCAATACTAACCCGCTAACATTTGTTAGTATTGCTAGAATAGCAACTATCGAAGTTCTCATTTTACACCTCCTTTCTCAATCTTAAACATCTTGTAGATAGCTTCTGATTTGCCAGTGTAGCGGATGTCTATTTTACCCATCCATGAAAGGGTAACCATTTCAACCGCTATTTCCTTATTAGTTAATTCCGTTTGAAGGCTCACTAAAGCAGTTGATCTAATTACCCCAACCAAATTAACCTTCACCGCCTTTGCGCTCTCCAATACTTCGCTAGTCATCAACGGTTCACCATTGCCACCAACGAGTTGAGTTCTAAAACCATTCTTCGCGTCTTTGATAAGAATGTAAGGGAATTTCTTTTTTGCCATTTGTTTATTTATTTAATTAAAGATTCGATTTGACGATGATTTGAACGGGCGCAGATTCATTGTCGCCTACTATCGTTGTCCTTGCTTGTTTTGGTTTGAAGAACTCCATAATCTTAATGTAGTTGTTTGTGTAACGGCTTCGGGCGTTCATCATTATCTCTTCATCCTCGTGTTCCGTTGCATCCACAAAGTCAGCATCCATTATCTTATTGAAGTTGTCCGCATGAATACCAACGATTGATTCAGCAAGAGCGTCCCATTGTTTACTCTTTTCTGACCTAGCTCCTTTTGGTTTCCCTGCGTTGCCCTTTCCAAATGTTCCGTCGTCTTTCCTTCCCGTATCCATCCGTAAAATTCGGTTTAATTTTATTGCAACTTAGTTTTAAAATGTTCAATAACTGTTTCCATCTTACTCTCGTAGTAGGTGGTAAATGTATTGAATCCTTCGTTGTCTTGCTCATACAAACGATAAAATACTGCCCTCAAACGAGTTGACGAAGATTTGCGTTTATCATCTAGGTCACATTTAATCTTTGAAAGGTTGTCTATCTCAAGCGGTTTGAAGTCTTCACCTTTGATAGCAAGATAGCAATAAGAGTTGTGATGTCTGAATAAGTCAGTCATTGTGCCTGGACTTACCTCTGACGTTCCGAATGTCAAGCGTACCGTCCCATCCTTTCGAGTTGATACGTTTTCTAGTACTGTTGGTATTGTTATCATACTTCAAAAGGTTGTTTCTCATTCACCTCATTCATCAACTCTTCGATTTCAGTGTTGTATAGGTCGTCGAGGGGGCGGAATAAAGTTGCTGAAATCCACCACTTGCCGTCATAAGGTACTATTTTTTCACACCCCGTGCATATATACGTATCTCCAATTATTGCTATTTCTCCATCTGTTGTTGTTTTTATTGGGTCATCAATACCAACATCAACTACAACTTCACCATTACAGCAATCTATTTTAAATGCCTTCGCGGTGTAGATAACACCTTCTTTAACCGCACCCATTGAGTGCGTCTTAACGCACACAACCTGTTGTCCAATTTCGTACATTGTTATTTGATTTTGATTGTTAATGAAATTTCACAAACACTTTTCGACTACCACTATACACCGTCAATGTATCAGTTGCCCCGTTCAAATCCACTTCGAAAGTATCGAGCGCGAAATGAAACCCGTCTGCAATCTCATATAGGTAAACAGTGAATGCATCACTTTCAAGATGAAGGTTTGGTTGCGTAAATGTAACCGCCTCACACATATCGTCCGTGTCGAATGCCGTTTGATTATTGCTAACCACACTAGCTCCTTTGCAGTACCCGTTTTGATTTGATCCAAAATTGAGTAGTTCGATAACGACTGGGCGTGTACCTTCTATTTCAAGTTCCTTGTTTACCGATTCCTTTGAGCAAGATGCTAAAGTGATAAGCAGTAGAAGTGTAAGTATTTTTTTCATAGTGTAAAGATACTAATTTCCGTCAATCTCTTTGAGCAGCTTGACTATTTCTGAATACGTGTGATTTGAAATGATGCCGCTTATGTTCACTTCGGTTTCAACGTCACGGAGGAGTTGAATTGATTTTGAATTGTTCATTGCGCTGATCTATTATTCGTTTTCATCACTGGGTTAGCAAGATACCACTTTTCGAAACAGTGGCAATCCCATTCGATTGAATAGTCTTGACTTGACAAACATTTGTCGTATTGTCTTTGGTGGTGTTCAACTATTTCAGAGTAAATGTAACTCACCGCCACAACTCCGAGCGTGAAGCAAGTAAGGTTGATTAGGAATTTTTTCATTGGTATAATTTATTTGATTTGCACCACAAAGCCCCGCATTTATTTCAGTGCGGGGCGTGGGGGCTTACGGGTGCATTCTTAAACCGTTTGCCTTGGGTTATATCTTTTTGTATGAGATTCTGAAATCAATTACATCAGAATTTTCTCCTTCAAAACCTGCATTTCTCTTGTAATCAACATCACTCAACGCAAAACCGATGTTAGCGGTAATTACACGAACGCATAAGTAGCCTTATTTTTTTCTTCTTCTAATAACCGTATTGCATTTAGAAACTCAATTTCTGTTAATTGCTGTTTGTCAAAATAAGGCTTTACTTCAATCACTTTTTTAGTGCCAAAATAATCTACAATCTCAATCAGAATGTAACTACCGCTAACATCGGTTTTGCGTAATGCCTGCTTTTGTGCTTGTTTTGAACTTTCGTTTTTCATATCAACTTTTGTAATTTAATGAGCATCAGTAATTCTATTACGGCACTAACGCAAAGCCGTGAACCGTTATGTAACATTAAAACGATTACATAACATCAAGTATAAGAAATTGGGGGTTATGAGTCTATTGAGAACTTCGGCTTCTATAACTGACCCGATTCGATGAACCCACGCCAACTTTTTCAAGTCCCCAACTTCTTATACTTGCGTTACGTTTGATGTTGTGTGTGTCATTGTTCTGTTGTTTTGATATTCAAATGTAATACAAACTTTACTTACAATCCAAATTTATTTTACATTGTGGGGCTTATATAGAATGGTTCTAAATAAGGATTTGAGTTATATAGTTCAATCATTTTTTATCCAGTGATTTGATGAATTTATCAATGTATAAAGGATGTATATACCCGTCATGATAACCTCCATTGATGCCAAACTCAATAGCTTTTTTTAATTCATCTTCTGTATAAGTTCTTTTTTTCTTTTTCATTTGATTATTACTATCTATTTGTTAATTGCTTTTGGTGGATTCTGAGCTTAAAGGATAACACGAGTAACCTTACATCACTTCAAAATGAAGTAAAGTTGTCGTGAACCTTTTGGCTTAACGTTTTGCTTTATGGAGCCATTCGTCGCCCTTCGGATATGTTAGTGGACTTGCACGCCCTAACACTTGGAATCTACTTAAAGACAGTGTGCAACTGCCTACGGATATACTGCTCATTCCCTTACACCGCAGTTTGGCTGATCCGTACCTCTTGGTAGCCTTACAACTTATTCGCCAACGTATATACTCCCGCCCGAAATAAGTCAAAAAAAAAGCCCCTCACCGGAACTTGAGGGGCTAAGGTCAAAAGCTTTCACTTCTGATTGCTTAACCCTTGTTCGGTTCCGGACAAACAAGGACTAAGCGTTTATGTGAGGCAAATATATAGACAACTTTCTCAACATTCCAAATTTCTCACTTGTTTTTTCAAATTTTCAATCAAATCTTTCACGCAACTAGGGCAAGTGGTGACTTGTTCAGCACGTCCGCTTATCTGCGACTTGTATGCAAATAGCTTTTGTAGTTGCTCATTAGTTACATGGTATTCATCAAGACTTAAAATAAAGCCCTTTAGAGCGCACCCGTCAACCTTTGACAACCTTTCACTTGACCATTTACCCAAAGGGCAATGTTCGGAGGCTAATGATGTTTTAACGGTCATTATGCACCCGCAGGTGTGCAACACTTCACCGTTTACAATTACTTCGTTACCAATTACGGGAGTACCACAAGTGCCAACACTCGAATAGTGTTCGCATCCTTTGCAAATCTCCAGGCGTTGTTGTTTCAATTGACTATTTACAAACCACATGATTTCTTATTTTTTCTTTACTGAATTGAATAACTCGTTTCAAATACTTTTCTGGGATTCCCGTTTCTTCGCTAACTTTCTTTAGTTTGAAGTCTGGTTGAATGTATAGCATGAATAAGTCCCGTTCGAAGTCGGGCAACCTACTAACAAGTATTGCGGCTTGTTCGTTGTCCACCCTAGCCCCGAGCCAATCTTCCTGATGGTAGTTGGTATTGGTTATCTCAACCGTCCTTGCGCTGAAGTCTTTTAACTTTCGGTAGTATCTTGACTCTTTTGAATAGTATTGCATAGATAAGGCAGCACACACATAAGGTTTGGCATCTGACTTATTACACACCCGTGCAAATGATTCAGAATCGTATAGTGACACAATCACCTCGTGGAGTAGTTCGGTTGCCTCTTCACGTGTTCGCGTTATCTTAATAGCACATCCGAGCCAATACTCGTAGTGTTTAGATACTGATGATGATATTTCAGTTTGGTTTCTCAATCAATCTTTCCAAATCAATTATTGAGTTTTTGATATTCATCGCGGTATATCTTAACACCCTCCATCCGTTTGTAACCGCTGCGTTGTATTTTTCGCAGTCACCAGTGTAACCCGTTATGGTGGTATGCCTACTTTTTTCAGAGTTGATACCCTCGTATTCAATTGCTATATTTAACGATGGTATTGCTAAATCAAATTTCCATTTCCGTGTAGGGTGGAATTTATACTCACATACTGACGGTATTTGCTTTGATAGTAAAAAGATTGTGATGTCCTTGATGTACTTGTCCCGTAATGAAGTAGAGCCTTTACGCACCCTTTTATATTTCACGGTTCTTTTAATCATCCACTATTTAGATTGAGTATAAATTAGGTTTTGATGTAAAATAAATTTGGAATAAATAGAAAACTTACTTTACATTTGCCGTATCAATAACAAACAAAGATACACAATGAAAACACCATTTCAACATTTCATCCAACTTGCTCAAAGAGTATTGGACGCGACTAATGAAAAGCAATCAGTAATGAATCCTTTTAACGGGGCTAGCTACTTATGCGACACATCACTTATATTTGGTCAATACCCTACTACTTGCCGAGTTCAGCTTGTAGATTTAGGAGGACACACTCAATCAATCATTGAGTTCAGTTGTCCGCAAGACTACGATTGCGACGGTTACGATCAACTATTTGAAGAATGGATAAAAAATGTAGATGACTTTCTTGCATCGGATTCTATTCTATTGCTTGATAATCAAATTAAAGCGGGGCTACGCAAATGAGAACCCGCGCCGAATGGTATGGCTTATTGAGCCTGCATAATTGGTTCACTGCTCAACACGCATTTGATGCGTTCAATCAAACGTGGTCAATTAAACTGACCAAAGAGCAACGGATTGAAAAGTTAAGTGAGCCATGTGCAACTATGAAGGTTGCAATCTTCGAGGGCATCAACTTGAATGATGCGGCCGTTAAAAAGCTAAGAACGGGACTGGGTGTAATTGCCTACGACCAAATGTGGAAACAATTTGAATCATAAATAATAACCAAAAAAAGTAAAACAAAATGCCAATTATCGCAGAAAACAACGGCGGAGGAAACTTCGAAAGAGAATTGATCCCAAGCGGTCTACAAGTAGCACGCTGCTATTCAATGATTGAAATCGGTACGGTTTCAGAAACGTGGGAGGGACAATCTAAGAACTCGAAAAAAGTTCGTTTGACCTTTGAGCTACCGAATGAACTTCGCGTATTCAAGCCCGAAAACGGTGAACAACCAATGTCAATATCCAAGACATTCACCTTGTCCATGCACGAGAAAGCAGGGCTTCGTAAATTCCTAGAGCAATGGAGAGGCAAAGCGTTTAGCGAAGATGAAGCAAAGCGATTTGATGTATCTAATCTACTCGGTGCGCCTTGCACGTTGACTATTGTTCACACAGAGAAAGACGGCAAAACTTATTCGAATATCTCAAGTGTTGCGCCAGTGATGAAGTCAATGACTTGCCCCGATCAAATTAACCCAAATAAGATTTTGAGTTATGACGCCTTCGATTGGGAGATTTACAATTCACTTCCCAAATTTTTGCAGAATCAAATGGCAGCCACTCCCGAATACGGACGACTTCAAGCAGCTATGGCGGCACAGAATCGTAACGCGCCAGCCGCTTTACCACAAGCACCGCAGTCAACTAACGAGGATGAAGTAGAAGAATTGCCATTTTAGACCTAACACCATAATCAAATGAACAGAGAAATAAAATTTCGCGGAAAGCGGGTGGATAATGGTAAATGGTGCTACGGTAGTTTAGCGAAACATTCTGGCAGAACAGAGATACTTGTTACTTATTCACAAAACCTACTTGATTATGACTTACATATAGTCGTGCCCGAAACCGTTGGTCAATACACGGGGCTAAAAGACAAGGACGGGAAAGAGATTTACGAGGGGGATGTGTTGTATCACGAAAGCCATGAGACTACTACCCTTATGAAATGGATAGACAGATTTGTGTGTTTTGCGGGGGAATCGCTTGAATTACTCGATACGAACTATTACTATCAATTAATTGACCAAAGCAGATTGGTTATCAAAAGCAACATCCACGACAACCCCGAACTAATTAAATAATCAAATGAAAAGAAAACGAACTCCATGGACTGACTTAATCAACAGTTCATTTAAGACGCAGAATGACTTTTGCAAGGCATTGAACGTGTCGCGCCCAACGGGTGACAAGCTGAAACACGAACCCATCACAATGATGGGGGGCAAGATAGCCTACCTACTTCGAATTATGGAGGCTTCTGGTAAGTCAGCTAAAGATGTGCTATCTATTTTGAATGAATCAATAAAGGAGGTGAATGATGGCAGCACTAATTGAGTTGATGCAGTTGATACCAAAAGAACAGAGGGAATTAGCCTCTGTTCTTCTAAACAAAGTCACTAATTTTGCAACCGAACGTGAAAAGTTCAACAAGATTCTAGGTAACAGTCCAGTGTATCGAATATGTAGACAAGCGGCAAACACTTTCGGGTGTCTTGAAATGGAAATGTTTACCAAGCTACGCAAACGCGAAGTTGTAAACGCCCGAATGTTTGTGTACGTTTACACCGTGAGAGAGTTGGCATGGTCAAAATCAAGGTCAGCTAAAGTATTTGGCAAAAACCACGCAACCGTTTTAAATGCCATTAAAGTATTTGACGGGTGGTACCAAACCGATAAGACATTCAGAGAACAATACGAACAATTCAAATCTATACTAGATGACAAACCAAGCAATGATGTATCTAAAAGCGCAAGTGATACCCGCGCAGTTCCGACTGACGTACTTATTCATCGCACAGTTAATCATTGACGGTCACGGCGAAGCGGATGATGCGGATGTGATGCTTGACCAACAAGCGGGGCAAATGAAAGCAATCTTTGAAGTGAATAACGGTAAATGGTCGATGGAGTGGTATATCAAGAATGGTTCTAAACAGTTTAAGAAACCAACTTTGAAGGAGGTGAATGAGTATTTTAGCGCGACAGTTTTACCCGCTGAAGGTCAAAAGTTCTTCAACTTCTACGAAAGTAAGGGATGGATGGTAGGAAAGAATAAGATGAAAGATTGGAAAGCCGCCGCGCGTAACTGGATTACCTCAAGCCAAGACAAACTAAAATCAAACGACACCAATGGAAAACTTACCACAAGAATTTCAAGACAAGACGCAGCCGCCCTCCTTGATTCCGCAGTCGGTAAAAGGAATTGATCGAAAGATATTCGAGGCAAAGAATAGCAAGTTACTAATTGAATGTGACCAATACGAGTTCAATCAATTAGTGCTGAAGATTTGCGCTTTGATTGGGTGTAGTTTACCTAGTCCGGAAAGCGCGGCGCAATTGTTCGCCTGGTGTTGTGACAATTACATGGGTATCACTTCAAAAGGTTTTGAATTGTCCTTTGGATTGAACGCGGCGGGCTCGATGCCGTCTAAGATTAACCACTTTGGCAGCTTCGACGCTTCATTTATTGGTGATGTGTTGGCTCAATATTCAGAGATGCAAAGGAAAGCCAACCAACAAGCGCAAAAGACGGTTCACGAGGATCATGCGGTTGCGTTATTGGATTCACCAATGAATAATGATGCACGAGAACAAATGCTTCTCGACCATATTGAGGCGGTTAAAAACGAAAAGTATATACTACCTGAATTGATGGGAGCAACTATGTTTGATTGGCTATTGAAAAGCGGCAAACTAGATACCGATACAATACCTATGGAGTTAAATATAGCGTGGAAGAAAAAAGCCCGTGGAATTATCTTCGAAGAAATGCGTATCAATACTGCGAAATGGAATCGAATAGAACAAACACGGGGGCTTGAATATCAAAGAATCACAAATGCCATATTCTGCGAGTTCAAAAGACTGGCTTACATTTGGTTTATCAAATCACAAATTAAATAACATAGAAATGAACTATTCAGAATTTTTAGAATCAAAGCAAAAGTCTATATCCGTTTCGGGTTTTGACACTGATGAATTAAACACTAACCTATTCCCGTTTCAACAATTTATTGTAAAACGCGCTCTTAATTGTGGCAAGTATGCAATATTTGCCGATTGTGGTCTTGGTAAAACATTGATGCAATTAGAATGGGCATATAGAGTTAGAAATTACACAAATAAACCAGTTCTAATTTTAGCACCATTAGCGGTTAAAGGACAAACCATTCAAGAGGCTGCTAAATTTGGTATATCATTAGACGGTATTGATGTGCAGAACTACGAGCAGCTTGACAACATTGATTGCTCTGTTTATTCTGGTGTCGTGTTGGATGAGAGTTCAATACTCAAGAACTTTGAAGGATCTATAAAGAAGTTGATCATTGACAACTTCAAAAACACTCCGTATAAATTAGCATGTACAGCAACACCATCACCTAACGACCCAATGGAACTAGGTAACCATTCAGAGTTCTTGGACGTTATGAGCCGCGAGCAAATGTTGGCTATGTACTTTGTGCATGATGGTGGTGAAACGGCTAAATGGAGATTGAAAGGACACGCGATAGAGTCTTTTTATAGATTTGTAGGCACATGGGCTATTATGCTTAACAAGCCTCACGATATCGGATTTCACATGGATGGGTATGGTTTACCTTCTTTGAACATTATCGAAGAAATGATTGAAACCCCTAAGCGTAATAACGGTCAACTGTTCAACGATGCGATTATCTCAGCCACTAATTTCAACGAAGAATTAAGAAACACAAAAACAGAGCGATTGAATCGGGCTGCTGAAATAGTCAATAGCCGAATGGATGAGAATTTCATTGTGTGGATTAAACAGAATGAAGAAGGGGATATGCTTAAAAAAATGATTCCAGACGCGATTGAGGTAAAAGGTTCTGATAGTCCAGAGTATAAAGAAAAGATGCTTCTTGGATTTGCAAATAATGAGTTTCGTGTATTGATTACCAAAACTAAAATAGCACAATTTGGATTGAACTATCAAAATTGCAGGAATCAAGTATTCGCGTCGCTTGACTTTTCATTTGAGGGGCTATATCAAGCTATTCGCCGTTCTTATCGTTTCGGTCAAAAAAACGAAGTGAACATCCATTTGATCACTACTGACACAATGGCAAACGTAAAAACATCAATTAACAATAAACAAAAACAATTCGAGAAGATGCAAGACGAAATGAGCAAATCAATAAATATAGACCTTACAAGCGATAAAATGTCGGTTGGTGGTTTTGAAAATGAGATAGTTCGTAATGAACATTACACTATTCAAAGAGGGGATTGTGTTCAACTTATTAAGCAAGTAGATGATGAATCGGTTGGATTATCTGTATTCTCACCTCCATTTGCAGAACTATACACGTATTCATCTCATGTGGAGGATATGGGCAACTCTAAAGATTATAACGAGTTCCTTACTCAATTTGGATTCCTTGTTTCGGAACTATTTAGAGTTACAAAGCAAGGCAGGAATGTAGCTGTTCATTGCATGGATCTACCTATTCAAAAAGGTAAAGAGGGGTATATTGGGCTTCGTGACTTTAGCGGGCTATTATTGACTGCTTTTCAATCTGCGGGCTTTGTGTATCATTCTCGTGTTACTATTTGGAAGGATCCAGTTGTTGAGATGCAAAGAACCAAAGCATTAGGATTGCTTCATAAGCAAATCAAGAAAGATAGCACAATGAGCCGCGTAGGTATTCCAGACTACGTTATGATATTTAGAAAGGACGGCGACAGAACCGATCCAGTAACGAATACTGATTTGCCAGTAGATTTGTGGCAAAAGTACGCTAGTCCCGTTTGGATGGATATTGATTACGGCAACACGTTGCAGGGATTTAGAAATGGTAGAGATGAGAAGGACGAGAAGCACATTTGCCCATTGCAACTAGATACCATTGAAAGACTTATTCATTTGTATTCAAACAAAGGAGATACTGTTCTGACTCCATTTATGGGGATTGGATCTGAGGTTTTTCAAGCTGTAAAAATGAATAGAAAGGGCATTGGTTTTGAGTTGAAAGAGAGTTATTTTGATTTGGCGAAAAAGAATATTGATGCCGCTGTTGAAATGAAAAAACAAGCTACATTATTCTCATGACCTACTACAACACCACCAACGAGATAGGCGCGGAATTGTCCGCGTCTATTCAAAAGAATGAGAAACAAGAAGTGGTTATACTCGGATTGTTTCGCAAGGTTGCTGAATGGCAGCCGTCCCATATCTTTGAACTATTGAAGGTTTACCCCATAACGAGTATTCGTAGGACATTGACGGACTTAACCGCGCAAGGTTTACTGATTAAGTCAGAGATCAAAATGATTGGTATGTATGGAAAGAAAGAACACGTTTGGAAATTGAAAGTGAATGATTGAACCTAGGTTTCTAGATAAACAGTTGATAGCGTTAGAACAATTAGCCAACTCAACCGATGTCGAGCAGGTGCTTTTTGGAGGATCTGCAGGATCGGGAAAAACTCGCCTAGGTTGTACGTGGCAGATTCTTAGACGGTTAAAATATGCCGGCACAAGGTCTTTGATTGGTCGAAGCAAATTAGACACACTCAAGAAAACAACCCTTAAAACTTTCTTTGAGGTTGCCGAATATTTGGGATTGAAAGTTGGAACGCACTACACTATCAATATGCAATCAAATACAATCACTTTTTTTAATAAGAGTGAAATTTATTTGATGGACTTATTCAGTTATCCATCTGACCCAAACTTTGAAGATTTAGGCTCACTAGAAATCACGGACTACTTTATTGATGAGGTTTCTGAGATAAGTGAAAAGGCGGTTTCAATAGTGCATAGCCGTTGCCGTTTCAAATTGAATGAATACCAACTCAAGCCCAAAGGTTTAATGACTTGCAACCCGTCGAAAGGATGGATATACAATGAGTTTTATTTGAAGCATAAGAACGGCGAATTGCCAAAGCATAGAGCATTCGTCCAAGCCCTACCAACCGACAATCCATATTTGCCGCCTAGTTATTTAGAAAGTTTGCAACGCCTCCCAGAGTACGATAGAAAACGATTGTATGAGGGTAATTGGGAATTTGACGATGATAGCGACAAACTATTCAACACGTTCAACCTAAATCAAATGTTCAGAAATGAAATTATGGGGGACGGGGTGTTTTATATCACGGGCGACATTGCCCGTTTCGGACGCGATAAAACTATTCTAATCGTGTGGAACGGTTGGACAGTTGTAGATATGATTGAACTTGTGCGGAGCAGTTTAGTTGACACAAGCACCAAGATTCAAGAATTGATTAAACAGTACAACGTGAAGCTGTCCAATGTCTTGCTCGATGAAGATGGTGTTGGGGGCGGCGCGGTTGACATAACCAAAGCACGGGGTTTTATGAATGGATCGAAAGCGGTGCATTCGGATAAGTATGTGAACATCAAAACCGAATGTTACTATAAATTAGCTGAGGTAATTGAAAACGGAAAGTTGACTATATTAGCAGCGTCAAATAAGGAGCGGATAATCAAGGAATTGGAAACAATAAAACGGTATAGGTCGGATTCAGATAGTAAAAACCGCGTAACACCGAAAGAAGAAATCAAACGGCTTCACGGATTCAGTCCCGACATTGCCGATTCAATGATGATGCGAGCCTATTTTGATTTGAAACCGAATAGAGGGAATTATGTTTTACTAGGTAGTAAATAATTTAATAACAAATAACATGGCATTGAAAGCAAGTGAATTGAGGATTGGTAATTGGCATTGGGGAGATGGAAAGCCTAGAGAGATAAATGCGTTTGACATCAAAGATTTAAGCGACGATCCGCAAGATGACTTTTACCAGCCAATACCACTCACTGAAGAATGGCTATTGAAGTTTGGGTTTAAACCGTTCAATTTTTCAAATAAAGAGAAAGGTTTTATTATTGAGCATAAAGATTGGAGCAAATCAATTTATGTTCGAACTTTTGCAGAACCAAACATTACTGGGTTTTTCACCGTGTTTAATCGTTCAGAATGCCATTGGGAAGAAATACAATTTATCGCAAAAGTTACCAATGTCCACCAACTCCAAAACCTATACTTTGCATTGACTGGCGAAGAACTTGAAATGAAATAATCAAATGAAAAAACAACCATTCTTGTTAACACTATTCATTCGCGTTCTTGCATTTCCTTTCTTTACGGGAATGCTTTTAGTTGGTCACTTGCATATTTTTATACGTGAACTAATTGGATTCTTTCGCTACGGATCGGAAACGATTACCTACACATCAAAAAGAAATAGGATAACGATTCAAGATGTTTTCGAAGAACTAAAGAAAAGTCAATCTGAAATGAAATAATTTTAACACCCAAATAATGAATGAACAACTAACGGCAGCAATGCTGGACTTACCGCAGGAACTATTCGACGCGGTTCAACACGTGGTTATCCACACCAAACGAACGGGCGGCTATGCCATTGATTCGAAATGGGAGCGCAAGAAAAACGCTCAAATTGCACAAGAACAAGCGGCGTTCAAAGTTGCACTTGCTGAGGCAAGAAGATTGAAACAACCGCTACCAAAACCACCAACGCAATACGAGTGGAAACACTACTTTACCCCAACCCAAAAAACAGAAGGGTTTGGAATGCACTTATTGAACTATGTTCACGACATGATTCATAAATTCAAGTATGAGTATCTAGGTGTGGTGAATGGTGAGCATAAATTCCACAAGTTTCATGGTGACTTCTTGGCTGCTGACAAGCAAGTGTACAAGGACTTTGATAGCTACATTTACCTATTGAAGAACGGCACGACTTGGATGGTTCGCACTGAAAACGAGTTGCCACAACTTATGTTCGAGGTGCCGGACGATGCCAACAAAGTGTCTTTAGGCAACGGACGTTTTTACACACCAAAGAAACTCCAGGCGTTTACAATCGAAACAATCGCGGATTCAGTTGGATGGAGCATTGGCGAAACGGTTGCGCACGATGTTGACTATTGGCTAGGCAAGGAGCAAAACCCCGATACGCATTTAACTTCTTTCTTCCCAAGATGGAGTGATGATGGAACGGAGTTCGCTAC